TGCTGCAAATACTCCTATAGGGAATATCACTTCTATAGCATTGCTGATGTACAAATGTTTCTCTTTATCTTCTAAAATCAGTGTGTACTGAGTAGCATTCGAAACCGTTTTACTCACCCTAGAAACTTTAGCATAAGAAGTTAGATCTGAGGTCAAGGCTACCGTACCTGAGGCATTCGGGAATTCAAAAAGCCTTGCTTGTGTTAAAGCAGTAAATTTTAGATATAGTCCCTCAATACCATTCGATAATACTACTGTTTTGTCATCAGTAGAACCAATACTCATGTGACCGGCAGAATTCATTATCGTTCCGTATTTCAACATCAGATTCTTATCATTTCTGATATGGTCTGAAAATCTCTTTTGGCCGCCTATAGTTTCATTGGCTGCTAATGATACTTTTCCATCCAAATCTGCCTGCAACCCAATAACCGCACTTACAGGTATTTTTGTTGCGTTTAATTGAGAGTAACTGGTTTCTAAAGTTTTGTCTCCGCTTTTAAAGATGTAATGTGAGACACTCCCGGCACCATCATTTATAATGATAAGATCTCCTTTTTGAAAAGCATAGGCAGCATTATTTGTTGCAAAAGCTGCTAGTGTGGTTTCTGTTGGCGTGAGCGTATCTGTAATTGCAAGATCTCCTAATTGGCTATCCAAGANCACCCCGTTACTATCTAAAANAGCAACTCCATTTGCTGTGCCTTTTTCAGTTAGTAAAATATANTCTGAAAACTTAGCGGTATGTCCGTCTATTAGGTCCTTTAAAACCTTTCCCTGGTTCGCTGAAAGTGCTTTCCCTNTTTCGGTAGATGTCAACAGGTCTAAAACCTCAACAATAGTGGAGGCCANCATCCAATCTGTACCAATTCCCGGTTCTGTATTCCTCCCGGTGAGATTCACATAGGCTACATCATTGTGTTTACATACACTTCCTACGCGAAATCGTTTCCTGAGAGACCAAGCACTTGATTTATTTTCTATTTTCGTTTTTAACTGCGACATTTGCTACGGGTTCTATTGATTTTTTTTCTTTTTTATACTTATTGTGATTCTCACTCCAGTCTCCGGAGTTCAATTTCTCAACGGCCTGTTCTAAATTGATTAAAGGCACGTGATCCAATTCAGATCCTAACATTCTTCGTATTGCATCCACTTCTTTCTTAGGATCTATATGTGGCATATTAGATCCGGTAAATCTGCAATTGGCATAAGCGGCTAAACCTTCTGTTTTATGCTCCCTGATAGCCTGGAGATATCCGGGTGCATTTACCTTAGATTTTAAAACCTTGAGCTCCAACCATAATTCAAAAATTGGTTGGTAAAAATCCTCTGTGAGCTTTTGTCTCTGTACATTAATGGAATGTTGCCACCCGTTAATGGCAGCGCGACTGGCAGAATAATTGGAATTGTACACCTGAAGAGCGACCTCCGGGGGAACATCTACAGCCGCGGCCAAGGATTGAAATACTGCTTTCCAGAATTCAGGGTAGTTGATCTCACTGGTATTAGCATTTGGAGCACTTATCTTGGCTCCTCTAGGTAAATTGAACACCATTTTTGAGGTGGTATTCTGTATAAGTTTTGCTTTATTTTCTCCTTCTGAATAAGAATCTACAGCAGAATCATCATCTTTCCCCAACGCCTTTTTAAGCCTTCCGGCCATAGGGTTTTCACCGGTGCTGTGTTCATCGTGCTCTATAAAGAATGGCAGTTTTGCACGCTCTTCAGCACTTCCAACAGTGGCCTCGGTATAACGGTCAAGCTTCTCAATTTTTTCTAAAATAGAGGTGAGGCCTCCAATACCCCTGTCGTGATCTATTCTATGCTTGTCAAAATACATCATCCAAGCCATTTTCCTACCGGTCTTCTTGCCGTAGGCCTCAATGCGTACATATTCGCCCAGGAAAGAACCGGGTTTAAAGGTTTTTACATAGTAGGCCACGTGCCTACCGCGTTTATCCTTTTCAATCCCGTGGTTAATTATATTGCCTTTTGACGTGGCTTCTTTATGGAATTTGTCATTTAAGATAGGAGTTTGTACCTGCTGGCCATCTATGATTTGAACATTCACTTCTCCATCTTCTACTCTTAGAATCACCAAACAGTCGCCGCCTAAAAAAGAAGTCTTTAACGCATCATTAGCTAATGTATGAAGTGAAGCCTGATTTATAATCTACTTTCTTGGATCTGGCCCACAAATTGAAACGGGATTCTACAGATTGCCTAAAATCTGAAAGGTCTTTGGAATCGGTTATTTTTTCGGCTCTCAAGATTTCAATTATAGGTTCAGACTGTAATTTTAACCCGGTTCCTATAATCCACTTAAAGAATCTGTTGGTGATAATCTTCACCACATCACTCTTTAGGTCTGCCTCGTGAGCCCGCAGTCTTAAGCTTTGAAAGTCTGGTAATACATTGAGTATTTCCCCTAATTCCTGGGGGGTTTTCTCTCCGTTAAATTGGGTAGTTCTTACCGGTGTCATATTTGAATATTCCCCGGCAATAAAAGTGGATTGTTCCGGGTGAAAATCACCAAAAAAGAAATTTCTTATTGACTGTTTAAAACCCATATACTATCTTCTAAATGTTCTGTTATCTCTCAAATATGTAATGCGCCCGTTGTATCGGTTCACATACATTTGCTTCATTTTCTCAAACTGAATGACCGCAGCATCTACATCTTTCGGACTTCTGTACTTGGTCCGGATCTTCATCTGGCCATCATCCATCTGATACTCCTCTATGGCCGTATTTTGCCCGGCCGCATAATCTGCCAGACTTAAGATCATCGCATCAATCAAAGCATCAATAGCCTGAATTCTGGCCAGTAAATTTGTTTTGGATTCAATATATTCGCGGGGTGTACATTCCATAATTCAAATTTAACGATATTAAGTGAAATTTTTATTTAAGCTATTTACTTGTAATTCAATAGTTTAAAAGATTTATAATAAGTTATTAACTTACTTTTACCGTATTGATTTTAGCGGCTTCAATATCTGTATTGACAGTTCCGGGAATATAAACTCCACCTAATGTAGTTATTGCTGATTGAATTTTCGTAAGCTCAGAAACTATCTGCAGATCTTTAGCATCTATGCCCTCTTTTAATTTACTGAATCGTACAGCGTAATCTGCATTCCCACCAATCTCCATAGTCTCATCATTTTTAAGATGAATATATGTAGATAGCTTCCCGGTGGCATCTAAGCTGAATATTCTTTTTTCTCCAACCTCAGCTATCTGATTGTCGTTAATATAACCAATGATGACCGTTTCCCCTGCAACCCCTGTTTCTGCCAGGATTGCCGTCATATCTTTTACAGGATTGGCATCATCCCCAAATGGAGCTGCTACCTTAGAAGTCTTGGCCCCAAATTGCAACACTTTCAAAATCCGCTTTCCTTTTTCAAGAGACCATTCTTTAACCCTGGCAGTTGTAATCATACAAATATATTTTTTGGAATCTCCCCTGTAAAGGCTTCCGGAAGCATTAATGTCAGTTTCATATCATCAGAATTTGTAGTTTCTTTTACTACTATCGCGCTAATCATAAATTTAGTGTATTCAAACAGGAATATTTCGTCATTCTTTATTTCAACAATATCACCTGGAGATAAATCTAAAACCTTATTCACGCTAATGCTTAAACTAATATTCTTTAGTTCGGCAGCCAGTTCATTATCTGCTGCCATTTTTGTAGCAGTATCAGATCCTGAAGTTAGCTGTTGTACAGCGGGTCGATAAACGGTAATCAACGGATTCTTAGCGGTATCCACAGGTGCAAGGTTTCCGGCATCATCTGATGGCTGCCTCAAAATACTGATTGTACTGTGTAATCCCTGCCCCTGCACTCCAAGGCTCATCTCAATACCATTTTCTTTCTTGAACCGATGCTTTGGTGCGGCTTTGGTATCTGGCCTAAAATACAGCAATTCCCCCTTAGGCGTGTGAGACAATACGATATTGCGCTGACTTGCAATTTTCGCCAAATAATCTTTTATTTTCTCTGAAGGTTTGGCTACAGACTTTTCATAATTGATATTGACGTCTTTAGTTACTGATGGATCTATCACCAAACCTAAATTATAGGGTGTTATTAATTTTTCTGTAATATCCTTTAAATTCCGCTGAAGGGATTCTAACGGATATTGATTGTAATCTATATTTACATCTTCTAAAATGCCGGGCAAAGAGTACCCTGAAAGATTCCATAGTTGCGGAGTAGGAGTAGAATTGAAAGAATGATTTACAATGGTGCCTGTGAGCAACAAAATATCTTTATTGGTAAATATCTCCACCCTTGCATATGACAATGGCTTAAACACTTTCCTATGCAGCGGATTCTCCGGATTGTATCTCCCAACAAATGAAAATACAGAAGCCACACTATCCAAATTCAAGGCATAGGTAAGCTCATCAAAGAATTTTATATAAGTACCGTTTATTTTAACTTTCATTTTTGCTTTTGATTTCTGAAGGATTAACAATATCACTTATTATCCAATAATTATAAATACCCTGAATCCAAGAATAAGTATAAAACAAGCTCATTATAAGAATTCCCCATTGTTCATTGGTATAAGAAGTATAAAACCAGAATGGCTGACTAATTATGCCAAAAATATAGCCCCATCGTTTCCATTTCTCTTTTCTACCTACAAACCATATTGCGGATGCTCCAAAAACCATTATAAAAATTTGTGATATCACGTGTAATATTTTATTTGTCTGACGGGATTATATTTTCTTTTTCAATATTATAGGCTTCTACGAGATTTTTTATTTCACCGTATTCTCCTAATTTCCAATATCCATTTTCATATATCCAACGACTATTTTTTGTAACTGTTAGCATCATTTTAGTGTATATAGACATTTTTTCTTTCATAATTTCCTATTAACTTTTAAACCCTAAACGATTAAACCTTTAAACGTTTCACGCATAATATTTAATTTTCCTACCTTTTTTTATTGTAAAAAGCTCCTCATTTTTAATGTTGTTGATCTCCCGGAAGCGTTGTATATTTTCATCATCAGCATCCAAGCCTACATATTGATGCGTGAGTAAAATAAGATTGGTATTTTTATCGGTGTATATAATTCTCTCCTGTTTGGCTTCAAATGCCAGGGACTGAAGACTGCCAATAGTATCTACGACCAAATCATTCAACTGGATTTGCAGATTCACATCCGGGTTCCAGGTCTTTTCAATTTCATAACGGCTTACCTGCTGATCATCTAAGGCCTTCAAATATTCCCCGTGAACAGCAAAATGGAGTTTACCACTTCATCTATATCTGCCCTGGAGATATAATCCTGTGGCATCGGATTTACAGCAGCTTCACAAATTGTAGAAATGCCCGTGGCCGCCTGACTTTCATACAAATATTTATCGTTCTTTTTGTCAACCTCAGCAAGTAATGAGGTAATGGCATTGCTTATAAAATTAGATTTTTTCTTTACAGAAGCATCAAACCCAATGAGGCCCGTAAAAATTCCCTGCTGTTTTGTAATGGTATCTATCTGGTTGCTGATGAGCTTATCTACAGATTTTATAGCAGTATTGGCTGTATTTTCATACCCCACCTTCTTTTCTCCTGCCAGTTTAATGAGATCTGCAGCAATTTGAATTGCAGTTCTCTTGGTGGTGGAGATATCTGCAGTTTCAGGTTTGAAACCTAAGTAACTCTTAATGGCTGCACCACGTACCAGTTTACTTTTATGCGCTATGCGGTCTGAAACCGAAATAACATCATCGGGATAATCTACGGCAATACTCTCCCAGAAATCTACCGTGATTTCGGTGATGCTGTAATTCCTATCATTCCTGTTAATGCCAATTGGCTGACCTTTTATTACCCCATAAATTGGATGCTCCACCTCCCACGCGCGCGGGTCTTTGGCAGATTCCATAAAAGCTTCTACCTCATCTATATGATCATCTCCCTGAAACCAAAACAATAAAGGATATTTGCTCGATTGGGGTTTCTTGCGATCTACCAAAGTACCTTCCAGATTGATGAAATTATAAGCAGCAGTGTTGAAATCTAATGAAGACTCTCCCGGCTTCCACAATGGCTTGTAAGACTTCCCGTCACCGGTGATGATCTTAAATATTCCGTTCTCTATTTTATCTTTCCAACTCATTTCAGCAAACGTTTAAATTGTTTTTCTGCTTGTTTTTCATAAAATTTACCCATTTCCTTACTGGCTAATTTTGCAGATGGTTCCATAAAAGGGGATCTGCTCACAGATGTAATCTTGCTATTGCGATATGCATACAGCGGAGTGACTTTCATATTCAATCCACCACGCTTATATTTCTTGGCCCGATTAATTTTGTACAACATCCCGCGGCCTCCGCTGCTCAAAATAAAATTATCTCCTCCCAGGCTTTTCGCTTTAAATACTGCGGCAACAAAATGGCTGGCTCTGGTACCCTTATTTCCACCGCCTTTAATCCTAATGGTCTTCCCCAAACCTTTAAATCGGTTTCTTGAAGATACTTTTTTAGAACTATTTTTGGAAACACGGGCAGTATCTACCGGGATAAGCTTACGACCTTGAATATTCCCTCCAAATTCCTGCTTTTCTAAACCCTTTGCCACATCACTGCCTTTCTTGGAGTTGATCCCTGTGGTGGCTTTCATACTTCTCAGGTCAAATCCCTTTGCTTTATCTACGGTAGAAAATGCCCTGAAAAAACTCTTTTGACGGGTGGTAAATTTTGATTTTGCTACTTTTGGTACCAGCTTCTTTGTCTTAAAAGCAGCATCGTTTAATGTCTCACGCACGGCAACTGGAAAAGCAGACCTGTGTAACTTTTCCAGCTTCGCGGTAAGTTGAATTGCCCCATCTGTATTTACATCAAAACTTGGCATTTATTTAATCATACTTTCATTATAGCTCTTATCCTCAATTTTAAGGCAGTTATTACAAACATTATACGGCTTTCCTGTTTTCCTATTATATCTTATAACCCAATTATGAGGTTCCAATTTTCTATGATGATCTGGATGGCCAGAAAAGGTTGTGTTGCATTTCTCACATCCTTGGCAATCTTGTGATCCCATAGATGTACTCATTATTTTATCTCCACATTTGCACCTTAAAGTTCTCATATTTTAATATTTAAGTTATAAACTTATTTAAACATTCCATTTTTTTGCTACTTCCCCATTTGTATAATACACCTGGTTTGTAAAACTAAAGATAATTCCAATCAATGTATTGAATTGTCCTAAGGAAGTTGCTGTTCCATTGCTCAATGAATTTCTCACCAAATTGCCATCTACAAAGGTTACCAAATTGCCATCGGAAATCACCGTGTTAGTGGTTTTAAAATATCCGGTATCTAAGGAGATGGTTTGCGAAAAAGTAAGCGTGCCCGCAGCGGTATCATACGCAAACTTATCCATTTCAAAATCATCTGTAGATCTATTGCTGGAGTTCGTCATATAAATGTAATCTCCATCTGTAAATATGTAAGGCTCATTGTCTATTCCTTCTGTCATAACCAATCCGCTAACTGTAAGTTCCTGAGGCGTGTCCAAATCGGTCAAAGCAAACTGAAAGAATCTATATTTTACGGCAGCGGTATCAAAGGCTACGCAAAAAGCTTTGGTTTTCAATACCAAAATTTCATTTACATAAAAAGTACTTAACCCGGTTGCTACCCTGATATTTTGTTGCAGGATAGTTATACTGGGGAAATCGGTTAAAATAGATCCATCAGATTCATAGTAGAGCGTATCTGTATCATTATAGGCTACAGGATTTCCGAATGTTGGAAATACTCCGCCTGCTGAAACTACCCCGGAAACGGTTGAAAAGGAATAACATCTCACTCCGGCTTGGTCCAGTACAATTAACACCTCATCTGAGGCACCAAAACCCGTGGGAGATGTAAAGCTGTATTGATTTTCTCCGGTCCCTTTTATTGTATAAACCTGATTCTTGTCGTAGGCCTCTGCCATTCGCGCAAATACTACATATTTGTTGGGAAGTTTATCGAGATTTAAACCAAGATCCCATTCCGTTCCTGATAAACCGGCAACCTGCTCAATATCATTGAGCTCATTTGCAAACTTTTTAAAAGCCTGTAGGATCTGATATCCATTTTCTTCGGAATCTTCCTGTCCATTAGGGGTAATTCCTGCATCCTGCAGGAGCTTATACATATTCACCAACAAATCCCCGTATATTTCTCGAACTACCGGAGTTCCGGGCTCAGTTTCGGTCTCATTCTTAAGCTGACCAAAAGGCCACTTTGAAAGATCTGTATCCTGTGGTACAGGTAAGTTTTTTAATATTTTCATAATTGAATTATATCAAGATGGATTCTTAAATTTTGTACGTTGCCTTTAGATTCCTCCACATATACATCTGCCTGAGTAGGACTGATGGCCTTCCAAACAACAGGGTGTATATCATTATCTAATTCGATATTACCCTGAGATTGAACAGATAAATTAATTTTAAAGGAGGTGTTATCCATCGCATTTTTGAAGGTTACGCGGATTACATTCCCAGCTGAAGTATTTTGAGTAATCACCGCAGATTGGATATCTCCATCTACAACCAAGTTCGTACCTTGAGGCAAGCCATCTACCTCTAATCCTGAGAAAGAACCTACATTCCTCAATCTGGCATTTCCTATGCCGTTAATGATTGCTTTATCTTCCTTAGATAAGAGGCCGTTATTAGTGAGTGTGGCTAAATAAGGGGCAGATAATGTGCCAATTACTCTTTTGGCAAAAACATTCTTATTGATCTTTGGCGTAGTTGCAAAAACATCTAAAGTTCCGGCATCTTCCTGGGCCTGATTTGCTTTTTGTAGAAAAAATAAAGCTTGTCCAATTGCTTCAAAATTTACCGTGTCCACCAATCTTAAAAATGAAACATCATCTGCATTATTGATCACCCGCACATATTCCCCGGCTTTAAAATCTCCGGTAAAAACCGCAGCCTTGGTAGCATTATCTAAGGTGCCTTTTACGGTAGTGGCATTTCCCGGTTTATCTAAGGCCGCCTTACAAACAAAGCTTTCATTCACCTTGAGTTTTCCTATTTTAACAGGAATATTTAAAACATTCCCGGAGGCGGTAAGAGATAACACGAAGTCGTTTTTTGATGCCAAGGCTGTCAATGCCTCCACTAATTGATATCCGTTTGTCTCATTGTCCGGAAGGCTGTTGTAATCAATCCCGGCAAGGGACATCAATTTAGCAAGGGTTTGATGAAGATCACCATACACATACTCGCTCACGGGAGTTCCACCACCGTTCCCGCTATTGTCTTTCACCCTGCCTTCCAGATATGCGATATCTGATTTGTCTATGTTTTGTAAATTTGCTTTTGAACGTGCCATATTAGTTGTAATTGATAAATAAAAATGCAACTGTGTGAGCCGGTTTCAATTTGAGCACCAACTCTCTAAATTCTTTTTGTCTTTTTTCCGGAATACTGGCCATCTGCCCCAGATTCTCACCCCCAATAAAGAAGGTGGCCCAAAGGTTTCCCTCCCCAACACCATAATTGTCGTTGGTAATTCTGTTTGCAATCACTTCAAATCCGGCTGATCCGTGCTGAATTCCTTCCCCGTGTTGGGTATCTCCCCCGTGTTGGGTAGGTTCAAAACCCAAATCTATAATATCATCCGGGAGTTTATATATCAATTCACCGGCTTCTATAAATCCGTTTTCGTGGATATACACATCAAAACCTGCCAATTGCAATTGGTGTTGAATGAATAACGGATGTTGTCTGTTTTTTTGATTGGAAGGATAAGCCATTTTCCTTTTGATAGCCTGTTTTCTGGCTTCTAAAGGGATTGGAGGGTTCACCGTTAATCCAAGTCGGAACTCCCATAATTCAGCATCCTTACCTGTGAAATTTACATTGTCGGGAATATTGGAATCCAAGGTTAATTTTGCTTCACTCACCAATCTTAAAAATGAAACGTTTAAGGCTTCGTGAAGTTTCCGGAATACTCCATCTTCCGGGAGCGTGAATGCACGACCTGTAGGATAGAGATCATCTACCAGATTCATATAAATATCGGTATAACTGAATTCCTTAGCCTGCGGATATTTATGCGGGGTATTCAGACCGTGGAGGGTCTTATAACCAAATTGAGTGCTGTTTGCCTTAACCTTGTACATTATAAATAATTTACATCTCGTAGATATGGAATGTCTGCCCCGGTAAATTGATTGGCTGTTACCGGCACGCCATCAACTTTTATGATAAAATCTGTAAAGAAATTAGCAGTGTCCAGAACACCTGTTACCACGCTCTGCAATCTGGCAGCATAGAGAATATCGTTTTTATTTCTCAACATATCTGCCCCGTCAATAAATGGGCGGACCGTTTTTATATATTCCCTCAAATTTGTGTCAATTCCATCCCTTATAGAGGTGGTATCCTGATTTAAGGAGGTAATATCTACATCTACAGGCTTTAAAGTAATTGCTGTAACTTCTATAACTGCCTGAATTGGCCTCCGCCCTCGCTCGTATAAAACTTTACTTTCATCCGGGTCCAGTTCAATCACTGCTGCCACCTCATCCAGTAAAGTTGGTGAGGGTGTGCCAAGGCCATCTGTAGAATCTTCCAAAGTAGCTTCTACAAATACCTGCACAACGCCTGCGTTAGTACTCTTTACGTATGGATATACCCTGCGAACTCCCTGAGCATCTTTTGCCCATATCATATAATCTGTTTTCGCACCTCCCTGTGGTTCCAATTGAATCGCATCTAAAATGGCCTGCCTGTAATCTTCTACGGCTTCCGCAGCTTTTGGCTGTTCTGTAACCTCAGCGATGACCACCGTTTTTTCAAGGCCAATAACAGGCTCTGTGATGGTAAGTTCATCCCCTACCTCCAAATCAAATTCAACTCCACCACCTAAGGATCTTATTTCTATAGTATCATTGGCACCGGTTAAAATATATTCGGCATCGGTTATAAATAACTGGCCGGGATTCTTGGCATCATCATTCGATTTAAATGTGAGTCCAGATCTCACCACAGAAGCGTTTATTCCGGTAAGCGAAATATTAAACACTCCTGCTGCTGCGGGATTAGGATCACGATTTAAATAGATGCGCCCAAATCTTTCCAACTCTCCCCCATTTACAGCGAGATCTGCCGTATCCGGGAAAATATTGTCCTGAACATCTGCCAGGTATAAATATACCAGTTTGAATTGGGCTGCTGTTACTGCTGAAAAAGCAGATAATACTTTCCTCAACTGATCATCTGAAAGATTAAGCCGCGCTTTTAAATCTTTAGAGATCTGTTCGTTTAATTGCTGTATAGTTGGTGTTGGATTCATATTTGTTCCTCAATTACTATTTCCTTCTTTGCGTTATTCCAAATAAATTGGAGTTTCCCCTGTTCATTATTATTTAATCCGGATAAGTTTATGTTTATCCTGATTCTGCTTTCCGAAACTATGGACACTGCTACTGTGGTATTCACAATTCCGTTTAAAACTTCCAGATCCTTTTTGGCTGCGTTCTCTATTTCAATTCTGCCTGAGCTGTTGTACACGGTCTCCCCTAATGCGCGTTCCAGATTAGAATTGAATTGTTTTTTTGGCGCTCCAGAAAACAGGAGGGAATTGGCCCAATAATCAAAACGTTGCTGATCTGGTAACTCATTTCCTTTTGTATTGGCCTTTAAATTGCCACCAAAGAAAGCCAAATACACCTGATTGTAAAGCGTAGCTACCAGTGCCAAATCATTAGAAAAGATTTTCATTTCTCCTCCGGAACCGTTTTCGAATAATAGAATATCTTTTGTCATTATCTTTGGCCTTGAGTTGAA